GAGGCGTTAGACTCTTTCGCCCGCTCCAATACGCCCTTAACAGCGGCCCCTATATCGACCTTCTTAGCCTTAGCCTTAGCCTTCGGTGCCGCCTTCTCTTTAGGTGCTGCTTTCGCTTTCGCCATACTACGCTCCTCGTATACTCTCGTTAGCCTCTACCTGAGCCGCCTCACTCGTCCTCTGGGCGTTGCTCTGGACCTGGCCGATAAGATCCTCGGCCCCTACTGCTCCGCCGCCTCCACCGCCTCTGGGCCTACCCGCAGCGCCCTGCTCCTCGGCCTCCAGCGCCGCCTGATGAGCCTGTATATGAGCTATGACCATCTGGTCTATCTGCTGTATCTGCTGCGCTACCCCCGTATTAAGCGGCTGGCCCATCGGGTTAGTCATCTGCGCCGACTGCAATAATTGCGTATAGACGGGATGCTCCCGGTACGTAGCGTGTATCTCGGCATGGGTCATATGGTCCTGCTCGGGCAATACGTCCGTATCGACCATCTGCACGAACCGGTCATTCTCGAGCTGCGCGGCCCGCTGGGCCTCGACGTTGGTATCTGAGACCATCAACTTCTCGACATCGACAATATCGAACGCCTGGGCCATCGCCTTATCCAGCTCCACCTGGTCGAAGTTGGGCCGACCCGCAGCCCGGTCCCAAAAGGCCAAGAACCGATCCTGCTCGAGTTGCTCAAACAAAGGCTGCGTAGACCCTACCCGCGTATGGATGCGGAAGTTCCAGAGGAAATCGCTATTGCGTAGCGCCCGGACCATCATAGCCTCGCCGTCAGGGGCTACGTTGAGTGAAAAACTCTCAGGCGTATACCTCGGGTCGCCCATGATCTGGAAGGCGTTACGTACTACCAGCTCGTAAGCCCCGGCCACCTTAGCCTCCATCCAGTTGCCGTTGAGCTGGGCCGCTGCGGCCACCACCGCCGCCTCCGTAGCCGAATCGCTCTCACCCGGTGCCGGGGGCTGGACCGCCGCTATCTGGTCCTCATACGCCAGCAAAGACTGCTCATGCCGGTAGAGATCCGCAGGGACGCTGGCAAAGTCCAACTGCTTGATGCCGCCAATATCCTGCATCGTCACAAACTCACCATCGCGGCCTCGCCTGAGCTTCTCCAACAACTCCGGGTTAGCCATCGCCTCCGACTCGTTGACAACGCCCTGACGCGCCGTCCTCTTCAGTATATCAGACCGCCGACTGACCTGCTCGATGATGCCGTTTTGGATGTCTTCCAGATACGCCATCTGGGGCTGCGGGTAGTAGCTACTCGCACTATGGTCGAACTTGATCGGGACAAAAGGAAATCCATTCTCGACCAAGAAGCCCTCCGCCGGTATCCCATTCTCCAGGTCCAGCACCGGCTCAGTGAGCTGGCCGGTCTCGTCCTCTTCAAAGATCAACTGGCCAATCGAGTTAACCATCTGCGGAAAACTCATCTTGACAAACGGATGCTCCCGCTCGAGTATCGGCTCCTCGACATTATCGGCAAACATGATCAGCTTGCGATTGATCCTATCGTGGATGCGGTCCACCAGTACAAAGTCGCCGTTATCGACGCTATCCTTGAGCGCCGCCATCTCTTCCGTATCGGTCTGGGCGCCCATCACCTCGCCAAAGGCCAGCTCGTCATCATCGCCTACCGTAGACGCCTTGAGCTGCTTCTTATTCTGGATTTCGGGATCGTCCTTAAGAAACCTTAATGGCACCCACATCTTTTCCCGGATATACCTGGCCGTCCCCAACCTATGCGGCGCCGCCGTAGGATCGACATGAACGAACCCCGGCGAGACCCGGCACACACTCACCATATCGTCGGCCATATCGTCGTTAGTCACGTACGGCGCTATCATATCATCGCCGGGAGGGTTGTAGTCCAGCCTAAGCCAACCTACCCCCGTAAAAAGCGCGTCAAAGATAGCCTGGTGAACATGGTCCTTGACGTTGGCCAAATTCATAAAGGCCGAGCTGGCCCGCTCAAGCAACGCCGCCACATCGTCGCCGCCCTCGTCCTCGATGATGAAAAACTGTTTGGGGTATCTAAACGCAATCGTCGAGATGATCTGGCGAACCACCGGGTAGAAGCGGCTCACCCGCACTATATCCTGGGGGTCCAGGTCGCGTATACGCTGGTCGAACTGGAGGTCGTAGAGATCGGTGAGCCGCTGCCACTCGCGCAGCCTATCGCGGTAGAGGCGGTCCAGCATCTCACGTTCGCTCTTCCAGAATGTCAGTTGTTGCTTATTCATTATTACCCGGCGTATCTGTATTTCGGTTCGTCGTCATCCGCTAACAAGTCCAGAAGTCGTTGTCCATCGCCCTGGGGGCCGTCCTGCCTCTTCCTCGGACGATATACGTGATTAATGCCGTAGCGCAGAGCATCAGCAGGGTGGTCATTGCCCCCCTTGAGTACGTCCTCCGGGTTGTTCGGATCCCGCTGAACCGTCGAAAGGCTCGAGACCGTCTGCTCCGTTCGCCCCTGAAAAAACTTAAGCCGACCCGCATACATGAGATCCTTGATATTACGCCACCCGTTGACCCTATCGCTGTTAGCCCGCGTAAGGTGGACGCCCTCGGCCTCGAACGAGTCTTTAGGCGCCAACGCCTGGGCCGCTTCGCCCGGACTCCGCTTAGTCCACATATCCGCCGGGGCCAGGTTGAGGCGGGGCCGATCCGTTATATACGGGCAGTTATCAATCATCGCCTTAATGCCCCTCGCATGGTCAGCGCCGCCAGCGCCCTCCCGGTAATACTCGTCAACGACCCAAACATCATTATCGTAGTCCACCGCCAGGAGCTGGGCGGAAGTGGCGTTATGTTCGCCATAGTCCATGCAGAGGAAAACACTCCAGTTGGGCGGTATCAAAAACGGCTCGACCTCGCACTCCCGGCGCTTGAACATCGAGAAATACGACCCGAGGATAGCGTCCCAATCCCCCTCTTTCCACGCCTTGACCAGCTCGGGGTCGCCTAACCCCTCCAGCCGCTGCTCGTAGCCTGGATCGTCGCGCAACCCGATCTTGTTATCGTGGATGCGGCTCGGGACAAACATCCGCACCATACCACTGACCTGATCCTCCAGCGGCACCATGCCCTCCGGGTAGTCGCCTATGCCGAAGTACTCTTTGACCTCGGCATGGCAGCGGCCACCGGGGTTGCCGGTAGCTCGTACCCGCTTATGGTTAGCAGGACCGCGTAAGCGCGATAACATCATCTTATAGGGCCGCATAGAGGGCCAGGAGACCAGTTCGTCCCAGCCTATCCAACTCAGCGACCAGCCCATGTACTTCGTAAAGTCAGTCTCTTTCTCCAAGTGCCTCAGTCGCAGCGTAGCGCCGCCCGGAAACGTCCAGGTATGTTTGCCGACCAAGTACTCGCCGCCTACATATGGGTATATCTGGTGGCTCTGGTCGATGATCTCCTCGAGGTCCGGGTAGCTCATCCTAAACAGGACGCCTCGCCAGTTCGCCCCCTGAGATAGATCCTGCGCGAAGTCACCGAGAAGGAAACTCGTCTTGCCGCCAAAGACGGCGCCGCCGTAAAACAGCTCCTGCACCGCCTCGCCCATCCATATAGCGGTGCGCTGCGGTCCCGGTTGCGCGGCCCAGGCGTATGAATCTTCGCCGCGATGGAACGCTGGCGGCGCCTCGGGCTCGGTTACAACGGTCAAGCTGGCTCCTCTTCCTCTTCGACCAGGTGGGCTACCCTATTACCATTGAGTGCGGTCTTCAACTCTTCGATCCCCGGCCTACCCTCGGTTCGGATCTGGCGGTATTCAATCGGTTCGCCATTGGCGCCGGTCTGCTCGATACGCTCGGAGTAGTTGCGGTTTTTGGCCTGGGTCTTCAAATAGAATATCGTCGCCCCCAGATTGCCGTCCCTGACCAGCCGGTGGAGCTGGCCCACGGCCTCGTCCACCATCTTCTCGCGGGCTTCATCGAGGACGCTCTTTAGATTGTAGCGGTCTATATAGTTGTATACAGCTTGGCGCGTGACGCCGAGCTTCGCCGCTGTAGCGGTCAGATTGCCATCGGTGGCCAGCAGCGCCTCGGTTACTTGCTCCGGTGTATTGCGCGGCGGAGCCCCGTTTGGATTGTTATTTCCGCCTCTTGGCATTTTTAGGAATCCACCTGTCAATAACTCCAGATCGACGGCCTGGGTACGCTATGCTCACCCGGCCCGAGGTCGTCCAAATGCAAAAATCGCGCAGCGCCTTGCTGGCTGACCCCTATCCCGGTAAACCCTACTATCAGCGCCTCGGTCAGTATCTCGTAGGCATCGACGCCAGCGCAAGCTACGTCTATGGCTCGGCCCTTTGCATGGGTGCCTGGACCCGTTGGCTTCGCCGCTTCGATTTTATGCTCGGGGCTACGGTAGCCCGAGCTGACTACTATTGGCTGACCGTATTGGGACCGCAGCATCTGGAGCTTATCCATCGTCAGCGGATCCATCCTGCACTCGCCGGTCTCTTGGCAAGCCAGTTCACCAAACGAGAAGTTCGGCCATCTACTTACCGGCCAAGTGTCGGTAGTGTAATTCACTACTTCTTCTTCGGCTTCGGCTTCGACTTCGCCTTCTTCGCTTTCCGGGCTGCGGCGGCTGCACGTTTGCCAGCAGCAGTATACGGATAGTGGGTTGATCCTACGCGAGGCACTATAGTCTCTCCTGATTGGGTAGCCCCTGGACGGCTGCGAGGCCAGGATGTCCAGGGGCCGAATCCCGGCAACATTGGCCAGGGATAGACTCCCGCCGAGTCTTACCTTCAAAGATAACAGGCCGTCAATGAGCATAGTGGGCAAGATGGGCAAGGTTTGCACCACCGGCAGGGGATAAGGATATATGGGGGTCCAGATCCTTATCCCCTCATCATCGAATAGAATCTGGCCTTGGCCTGGGCCAGCTACATTTTCTAATAAACCATACAATAATAGTAGGAAAATTTTTCTGGGGGCGTTTTTAATCGTTGCAGGACAATAAGTTATCCATTTGGGGGCGCTTTGGGGGCGCTTTTGTTTTTTCCGTAACTCGTTGTTAACCATCGGGTTAACCCCTCGGGGGGCGTTAGGGGCGCTTTTCCCCAAGACTTTCTATATATTTTTCATGTCGTTATCTATTTTCCCCTTTTTACCAAAAACAGACACTCAACTAACTTTTGTAGTACAACTTTCCCGCGAGAAAGCGCCCCTAACGCCCCCCTTTTCTTCTAAGCTTATCTCTAAGAGCAAGTTACAAGTAAAACAATTTGCCCCCCAAAACGCCCCCCAAGTGGTTTTTTTATCTCGTAAGTAGCTTATGGGTTAGGTAGTTACGAAGCAAAAACAAAAGCGCCCCCCAAAACGCCCCCTGGCTTTTGGGGCGTTTTGGTGTGGAAACTTTTTGAAAAAGTTTCTGTTTCAAAGTGCCCCTAACGCCCCCCAACGGCTGGAATGGCCCAGGAAAACTTTTCCCATAGGGGGGCGCTGGGGGCGCGTTAGGGGGGCGTTAGGGGCACTTTAGTGCGGAAACTTTTTGAAAAAGTTTCTGTTTCAAAGCGCCCTAAACGCCCCCTAATATTAGCCTCCCAGCGCAATGAAAAAGAGCAAAAAAACCACTTGGGTAGATGTCTACCTACATTTCTCACACTGGTTATTGATTTTTCAAAAATTATTTTTTTTATTGGGTAATCAGCCGAGGGGCAAATGGATTACAACCGCTATGGATGGGCAAATGGATTACAACCAAAATATTGCCGATAATCTTAAATTAGCGATATCCTCGCAGGGACTAACCCAGACGCAAGTAGCCAAAAAGGCTGGGATAACTCCTAAAACCTTGCGTAATATGCTATCGGGATCAGCGCGGATTGACATAAACCTGGCCGCTGAAATCTACTCATCGCTCGGATATGCCCCGGAAAGCATTATCAAATACCAGGAATCCCGTCCTATCCTGACCGGCATCATGCCAGTTGACACGATGTTAAGGCGCATCTATAACCAGTACGCGTACAGTGGTGTAGTTGCCCTTGGTGAATATGTATCGGATGATTACCGCTGCTGTAGCCCCCAATACAACAAGTGGAATCGTGAGGACTTTGAGGAGCCATTTCACCCCGTCTTGACGAAAAAAGCGGATGGGGTCGATCTATGGGGACTGTCCTACGAGTCGGAGCTGCGGCTAACGTCCGAGAACCGCGAGGAGGAAATCCACACGATTGAGCCACAACACGCAACGGTTATTGACGAGAAAACAATAGGATTAGCAATCATACGCACCACAATCCACGGCTCTAATAGCTCAAACGGAGTGCCCACTGGTAATGATCAGCGCCTCGACATAGCGAAACAACGTAAATACGGCAGCGACTACTTAACGCTCGATACGCCAGTGCGTAGGATCGTTAGGCATGGCGATAACTTTCGGATCACGCGCAAATTGTGGAATCATCAGACGATAGATCGACTTGGCAGAGTCGAAGCGGAGAATATCAATCAAGCTGGTGGGTAGGTTGTGCTATCTATTGAGGAGGCTTAGTAGTGTCAGGAATAAACCGCAGCAGATCACCCGGCTGGCACTCGAGCGCCCCGCAGATTTTGCCCAGGGCAGGAAGGCTTGGCTTGACAGTACCCTTACTTATCTTATAGAGGTTAGTGCTATGTATACCGGCCTTTTCGGCCAGGGCGTCCCGATGTGGGATCCCACGCACATCCATAAGGCGCTCGACTTCGGACCACAAAAACTGTATAGGCATTAAATGTCTCATGCAATCAAATTTGCTATAAAAAAAACGTCAAGTCAAGTGATTTAGTTAAAAAAAGACTTGCGCTGTTAATCAAATTTGATTAGTATTGATTACAGTTAGTTACAGTTAGTTAAAATTTACCACCCATTGGGGCCAAAAAAAAGCGGCCCGTTGCTCTCAATCTTGGCGGATTAAGCAACGAGCCCAAACCCTGGCCTCGCAAAAGATCAGGAGTTATGCTTTGGAAAATACGAAATTAGTAGCAAAAAATCCAGAGATTTCTGGTGAAAGCGTCGATGCTACTGACGCTATCCCCCCTTCCGACCTGGCCGGTCTCCGGGCCTACAAGGCCAGCCGCACCCCCTCTTCCATTATAACCGCCCGCCGCGCAGCTCAGGCGCTGGCCTCGTCCCGCATGGCCGCTAAGGTCGCCCAGGACAAGCTCGAGGCCCGTCTGGCCGCTGGTCGGAATGATGTTACCGACGACACCACCGCCCGCTACCACCAGGAGGTGGCGGCAATGCGGGCAGCAGCGGCAGCGGATAGGCGCCGTGGTTACGAGAGGACTCCCTACTAATGGCTACCTCTCTGACCAACCTCACCCGCGCTGATGTGCGGGACTTTGCTTCTACCCTGCCAAGTTCCGGTATGATTGAAAGCTCCGACCAGGAAACTTTAACCACCGATGATCTAATAGAGGTACTGTTCCGCCGTCATGCTGACGAGGAACTGATGGATATGCTCATCGCCCACTTGGCTGGGCCTGATGCGTATCCAAAGGAGCTAACGCCATACAACAAATTGGTCGCGGCCAGCCGTATCCGCCAGCATATGGAATGGCGGATTGCCGATTACAACTGGAAAATGAGGACCGAGGACTCAGGCCCAGAAGGGGGGGAAAAATAATGGAACTGACCAAACCCATCAAACGCCAGCGCCCCCAGCCGTACCGCTGCACCCGCCCGGATTGGGGTGCGCGGATAGGGTGGTGGGTGATTGCGGTATCGGCAACGTATCTCGGTATGCGGATTATCCCGGCGCTTATAGCGTCCTAACTACCAACCACTACCCCCAGCGCCCGGAAACCGCTGGCAAGGCCAACACGCCGCAAAAAAGCAAGTAAACAAATAAGCCTCGCAAACAACCAAACAGGAGAACAACAGAATGGCTCTTACAGGATTAACCACCAGCAGCGATTTCTTAGCGACCATCCGGTTCAACGCCCGCGATGGAATCGTCTCTCGCGCTGACCGAGTGATGGGATCAGATGGCAAGTTCAGCACCGAGCTGGTTGACATCACTTCCGAGCTGGCCGAGCAGGGCGTCTTGATCGACGTAGCCAACATCGAGATCGGCTGGATCCGCTACGATGGGATGTTCAACATGGTGACTCAGCACCATAGCCTCGGCCTCCCCGGCCCCCAG